CCCCGGCCCCCCCCCTTGCCCGGCGCCGCGCCGTCCCCCCGCCCGGCCCCCACGACGACCCCGCACATCGTCCGCGAGCGACGCCCGCAGATGTCGTCGGGCTCGAGCTCGACGTGGACGACGCGGGTCATCGCTCGCCCTCCTCATCCCCGATCGACGCCGCCACCGCGATCCGGTCCAGCGTCCGCACCATCACGTGGTACGACGCCGACGCGGCCGACGCCCACGCGCCCGACGCCGACAGCTTCTCCAGCTCAGCACTCATGCCCCATCCTCCTCAGCGAGCAGCGCCCCGCGCTCGCCCATCGCCGCCGCCCTCTCTCGGGCGTACGCCGCCCTCGCGCCGTAGACACCCCAGCGCAGCATCAGCCCCGCCAGAAGCGCCCAGTCATCCGGGCCGTCGATCTGGAGCGGACCGGACGAGTCCCACCTGTCCAGCCCGTGCCGGCCGGTCAGCCGCACGATGTCCACGCGCGGCCCGTGCGGACCCGCGGACCGCTCTTCGATGCAGATCGACGCGGTCAGGCTCACGAGCCACCGACCGCGAGTCTCGGTGATCTCGCCCATGATCGTGAACCTCGGCGACGGCAGCCGCTCGTGCAGGATCGCGACACCCTCGCGAATGTAGTCCGCCCACTCCCCGCTGTTCATGGCTCGCCCTCCAGCGCCTCGATGGCGGACCACACGGCCTCCCTCAGCGCGTACCCGTCCGGGACCTGGTGCGCAGCCTCTGCCGCGGCGTCGAGGATGCGGAGCGCGCTGGACACGTGCTCCGCAGGAACACGGTCGGCAGCCCGAGCGACCATGCCCCGAAGGGCGTCGCACTCCTCACGGAGTTGATCGATCGAGTCCAGCAAGGCGTCCACGATCGCCGGCGACTCGGCGATCCAGTCCATGACCAGCAGGTCCGGGATGTACGTCTTGCGCGTCACCTTGACCATCTCGCACGACTCCCATGGGTCGCTCGGGTCTTCCGGCGCGACGGCAGGGTCCGCCACGTCCATTGTCGCCCCGTCCATGCCGAGGCGTCGAGCGCACAGGATCTCGCGCCAGCCGAACCGCACCGGGTGTCTGCGGTACAAGGTGAGGCGCCCAAGGTCGCACTTCCAGAACCACCGTCCGGGTGGCAGCACGGCGCGCTTCCTGCGGATCTCTTCGATCGTCATCATGTTCCCTCCTCAGTTCCAGGCCGCCGCAGCCCGAGCGCGAACAGCCGCAGGGTCTCGGTGATGCACGGGTCCACCTCCGCCCAGTGCGGCGAGACGGAGCCATCGACTCCGGGCGCGTCCAGCAGTCGCGCCGCGCCGAAGATCGCAGACCAAACGATCTCGTCCGCTCCGCAGCGGGCCGCGACCATCTGCTCGCCCCACTCGCCTCCGTCGCGGAGCGCCAGCACGTCCCATCCAGGCGGCGGGTACGGACGCGCGTCGTACCACTCGATGTCGATCGGGGTCATGGGCGCACCTCGCTCAGCCGAGCATCGATGAGGCTGATAATGACCTCGTCGCGTCGCGCAGAGAGGACCGCAAGCGGGTCCGGGCAGTTGCAGTTGACGTAGACCACCACCTCCGCGAGCCCGGGCCCGTTGACGTGATTCCATCGCTCCCGGTACTCGGCGAGCGTTTCCGATGGAGCCCGGACAACGTCTTGCTGCGTGCGCTCCCATCTCGCGGTGATGACGAACTTCCAGTGCCACCTCTCTTCGCTCCATTGCACTGCGCACTGGACATCGACCAGCAACGCGCGGCGCAGATCACTCGTGAACCCGGATAAATCCTGCTGCTCAATCCGCCTCATGGCTCGTCCCTCCCCACCTTGACCCCAGCGACGAACCCGTCGGGATAGCGCGCCCGCAGCTTCGCGACGCAGATCGCGCGGGCCTCGTCCTGATACCTCGACCAGTCGCACCACTCGCGCACCTCGTCGCGGAGCATCCGGGACGAGGTGCGCTTGACCCACGCGACCACGTACACGAGGTGATCATCCACCATGCCCGGGACCTCGTCATCTCGGCCAAGAACGATGCGCAGCACGTCGAGCGCCTCCTGATACCACAGGACGTCGCCCCACTCCTCCATGACTCGCGCCCGATCGAGCGGGACGCCCTCGCGTCGCGAGCGCTTCAGGATGTCGGCGAGCTCGCCGAGCTCGGAGATCATCCCGAGGACGTAGTCCTCCATCGTCGCGCCCGGTCGCATCGTGCGCCGGACTTCAGCAGTCCACTCAGATCCGCTCATTTCCCATGTCCTCCAGAAACGCAGCCAACGACGGCTGCAGCCCACCACGGTCCGGGAGCGAGTACATGCCAGCGACCCGAACAGGGAGCGTCCCGATCGCCACGAACAGCCGCCAGCGACCGTGCTGGTCGGCACCGACGGAGCACCGAACAGGCTCACCCGTGCGGAGCCCGTACGTGTCGCCCCACCTCGACGAGATCGCAGCCAGCAGTTCGTCTACGGCAGGCCAGTCTATCCCGCTTCTCCCACTCATGACTTCCCCCTGCGAAACTTGCAGTCCCAGATGTCCCGGATCGAATATCCGTCGAGAATGCGTCGAAGGCCGAGCGACACGTCCGCATACCCAATTAGGACCGTGACCGACTGAGCCGGCTTGGACAGATCGAACCTGTCATTGATCTGCACGAACAATGTCCGGTCACCAGTTCGCCGGTTCACCGCGCTCAAGTCACATCTGATCGTAACCCATCCAAGAAGCGGATCTCGCTCGACGTCAGCCTCCCATTTGCGCTCAATCTCGCGCAACAATCTGTGGTTTTGCTCAAGTTCCTTCGCGCCCATCGTCATCCTCCGTCTCGACTCTGTGTAGCGCGAATCATCGCGCGTGTCAACTATTCCAGTTCAATCGTCATCCGTATCCGTCCAGTGGCGGACTCGCGGTGCCTCCTCAGGCATACGTTCCGGCCCCGGAACCATCCGCCGTCGACGCGGCGGATTGAACGCCGTCGGCGTCGCTCCATCTGGATCCGGGGCGTCGCTCATCGCCGCCTTGATCGCACTCGCCATCGTCTGATCTGGCGGCTCAAACCGGGCCGACTCGATGACGTACTTGAACGCGACGCTACCCTCGGTCGAGTAGTCGTCGCGCGCCTTCAGCGAGTAGACATGCGACACGCCAAACCCGCCCGATTGGACATCGGACCGGTCCGCTTTCCGAGGCCGCCAGACGCTCAGCACGCTGTCCGCAACCTGCTTCAGCGCAGCCGTGCCCTTCAGATCCGACAGCTGGATGATCCGGTTATCCCGGTGCTTTTCGTCCGAGGACGAGTGCTGCCTTGGGTGCGCGACGACGCACAGGTGCGCCTGCGTCGCGACGGCGACTTCGCCGAACATCTTCATCATCGACTCCAGCTCGCCACGCTCGTTCGGCCCTGCGTCGACCATGAAATGCAGGTGGTCGATCATCACGAACCGCACCCCGAGCTTGCGGATCGCATAGACCAGCGTGTTCCGCATCGGCTCGATCTTGATCGATCCGTACCGGTTCAGCATCCAGATCGGGAGCGCGTCCAGTGCGTCCAACGTCGCATCCAGCGTCGCATCGTCCAGCGTATCCGGAGCCCTGCACGACCACTGCCGGACCCACTTGTTGAGCTGCCGGCGCGGCCCGAGCTCGAACGCGCACACGAGCGACGGCATCCCCTGTGCCGCCATGTGCAGCGTCCACTGCGAGCAGAATGTCGACTTGCCCGACGCCGTGTCACCCGTGACAATCGTCACTTCGCCTTCGCGAACGCCGCCCATCACGGCGTCAAGGTCCGTCCATCCGGTACTGATACCACGCGGATTCGTCCCGCGCAGGTACGCCTTGTACGACTCCCGGATCGCACGAACCTTGACGACCTCATCCCCGCCAGCCTGCACGGATGCGGCAACGATCGCGCCGACGTCCAACGATTTCCCGAGTTTCTGGAGCGCTTCGTTCGCATCCTTCACATCGGACGGCCAGCGCCCGATCCGGCATCGGTGCGACCCGAGCATGTCCGCAACGGATTTCGCGCCTTTTCGACCCGTCTCGTCGTTGTCGTAGATGACAACGATGTCCTCGCATTCCTCCAACGCTGCGGTCGCCTCAGCGCTCCATGCGCCTTCGCCGGTCGTCGGGCTTGCGACGTTGCGCCAGCCAGCACAGATGACCGACAACGCATCGATCTCGCCTGCGACGAGAACGAGCGTTCGCTTCGGGTCGATGCCACCCGGCGCGTAGAGCACCGAGGTTCCGCCTTCGAGGCGACGAAACGCGCGCTCCGACGGTGGAACGCTGCGGAGCTTCGCCATCGCCATCGCATCCGCGTCCGGACGACCATCCGTCCAGCGCGTGAATGCTGGGATGACCAGCCAGCCGGGGCCATGCTCATCCTCAGCCGCTCCGGGAACCCGTCGACGACGCGTTGGAGGGAGTCCGCCGACAGGCGTGGACGCCCACCCGACACGGTACATCTCTGCGACTTCAAGCGGGATTCCACGACCGCGCAGGTACGACCGCGCCGTCTCCGCTGCCGGGTGATGCTGGAGCGCGTGCGCCCAGTCCTCGACGCGGGATGAGTCCGTTGTTGCTATCGACAGGACCGCCATGCGCTTCGCCATGGCGATTTCCGGGGATTCTCCGTCGGAGTCCTGCACCTGATAGAGCAGCCCCAGCTTCTCCTTCAGGCTGTACTCCTTCCCAGACGCGCCGCAGCGGTAGCAATGCCAGACCCACGTCCCAGAATGGACCGTACAGTGGTCCTCCTTCCCACACGACGGACAGGACGCCAGTACGAGTTCCTTGCCCTTGCGCTTGAAGGCGATGCCGTTCCTGCCGAGGAACTCCTCCGGATTATCCCGCATTTCGCCGCCTTCGTCGCTGGATCGTGGCGTCTGCCACACGCTCGATTTCATCGGCGGTCGAATCCGACGCAGCCGTCAGCCACCGCTCCAGCCGGTCGGCCCTGAACGCGTGGGTCGCGTCAGTGTACCCGCCGTCGACGTGGAATGAAGACCTCATCAACGCGTCGACAGCGCGGAACAATTGCTCGACGGAATACCCATCCCGAAGTCGTGCGCGAATGACCCCCTTTCGAGTCGCGCTGAAGTCCGCGCGCTCCGACCTGCCGGTCTTCACCCGCCAGTATTCGAGGACCTGGATCACCTCGTCCTCGTCCGGAGCCTTGCGGTACTTGTCCGGGTCGCTGATCGTCAGATCGTCACCGTCCCACGACGGACGACCATCCTCCGGCAGCATCATCACGACCGCCTCGATCCCGCCGAACGGATCTTCCGCCTCCCTGTCGAGGTTGATTTCCAGCATTTTCGCGACGTCCGACCGCTTGAAGGTCGCGGTCGTTGCGCCTCTCAGGAATCGAGCCTTGGCGAGACTCCAGACGATTCTCGCCCTCAACCGGGCGACGTTGATGTCGCCCTTGTCCTTGCGTCCGTCCATGAAACACCTCCCCTCAGGCGTTCATGTCAGAACGGGATGTCGTCGTCGAAACCACCGGGCGCGGCGGGCTCTCCGGGCGCACTGCCATCGACAGGCGGAAGCATCTCCGGACCGTACTCCTCGACGAGGCGGGCGCGGTCGGCAGCGGTGATCTTCGCGAAGAACCCGGCCTCGGTCTTCAACCGCTTCTCGCCGTTGTACTCCTCGTTCTTGGTCGAGACCTTGATCCGCAGGATCTTGTCGAGGAGCGCGGCGTGAACCTCCTTCTCCGACTCGGCGTTGAACGCGTGGCTCACGCCAGCCGCACGGAGCAGAGACACGAGCCGAGGGAGCGCCTTCTCAGTCAGCCAGAAGCGCTGAAAGCGCAGCGACTTGCCCCGGAACTTGCTCGCCGGGTCGTGGACCGTGAACTCGATCTCGATGTTCTTCGTGCCGCCCTTGGAGACGTCGACCTTCGCATCGCTGATGAACACGACGTACTCCCCATCGGGGAGCGCCGCGGACTGCACGATCTTGTCGTCCCACGCCTTGTCATTCGGATTGATCTGCATTTTCCACCTCTGATTTCCCCGGATTTCCTGGGATGGTTGATGTGCTCCCGACGTCAGACACGACGTCGGCGAGCGGGTGCCTGCGCAGATGGCTCGGCGGCCTGCGCGGGGCTGGTCTGCTGGGCCTGCGCGGGCTCGACATGCACGGAAGCACCCTGCACGAACGACGCCTCGTCAGCCGGCTCGCGCGCATGCATGAGGCCGGGATACGAGAACGCCAGCAGCGACCCGAGCGTCGTCTGCCCCGGCGTCCGAGTGTTGACCGTGAGCGTCGGCCAGCCCGGAGCGGGCTTCGTCGGCGATCCGGGGACGGACCACCGGATCACGTGCTGGGACGACCCATCGCCGAGCCGTCGGACGGCCGCCAGACCGACCGCGTTGAAGTACTGCCCCATGCTGTAGGGCAACTTCTGCCCGCTCAGCATGGGGACGATCGATCGCTGCTGCGCGTCGTCGATCTTCTCCTCCGCGAGGAAGAGGAAGACCGTGTTGCACGGCAGGTTCCGCTGCTGCGCCCAAACAGACTCGCATGCGGAGGTCACGAGGCCCCACTTCTCGAACCCCATGTTGATCGCGCCGCCGTCGAGGTCGAGGCGATCACGCGCCCCCGACTCGACTCCGGCAACACGATTGATCATAAGGCGCTGAAGGTCGGTGAACGAGTCCACGACGAGCGTCTGGAACACGATCGTGTGACCGTCGATCGTGGCCTCCAAGGCCGGCTCGCCACCGTCGATCGTGACATAGTTCGCGACCTTGACGGCGTTCATCACACCGCGGAAGTCATCCCACGTCTCGATGTCGATCACCATCGCATCGTGGCACGCAGCCACGATCGACGCCTTGCCCTGCGGCTCGGTCAGCAGGATCAGCGGACGCGGGGAACGCGCCGCCCATTCCGTCTTCCCGGCCCCGCTCGCCCCCAACACAGCGACCTTCAGCACCGGTCGCCGCTGGAACGTCTCACTCGCACGTCCGACTCTCATCGCCTTCCTCCTTTGCACACAAGGCCCGACGCCTTGTTTGATTCCGTTGTAGTCTAGTTTGATTCCGTTGTCAATCAATCATTCCGTCGGTGGCTGTTCGAGGTCAAGCTCGTCGTGCCCGCCGACGGATGACGTGAACCGGAAGTCGAGCACGTCGTACCGACTCCACGAATGACAGATCGAGGCATACGGGCAAAGCCGGTTGTACTGCCAGCACACCGACGCGGCCCGTGGGAAATCGGTCCCGATGTCCTTCAGGGCGGCCTCGACCATTTCCGGGCGTTTCGCGTCCGGAGCGGCCAGGATTTTCGTCCTGATTTCGTCCGTCGCTTCGCGCCAACGACGCAGCTTCGTGGCGTCGCGGTACAGCTCCTCGCCGATGCGGTCGATCTCCTCATCCGAAAACAGCTCGACCTCTCGACGCAGCCAGAACCCCGACTTGTCGCGAGCCTTCAAGCGCTCGTGTGTCTCGCTGTACCAGTCCGCATCGTCCATCGTTCCGTCTCGTCCGAGACCGGTCAACCCGACCTGACGAACCGCGATCTCGAACTCGTCCGCCGTCGTCCACGGCAACCCGGCTGTCTTGGCGAGACGCTTCCCGTCCTTCAGGACTGGCAACGCATCCCACCGCTTCGGCGGAACCGACTGGACGAGGTCCCAGATCACTCCGTGGACGTGGATTCCAGCCTCCCACAGCAGCCACGCATACGTGCGTGCCTGCGGGCTTCGCCGGTTCTTCTCGTACCAGTCAACGAGCGGCGTCTTCGTCGTCTTGTGCTCGACGATGAAGACCCGGCCGTTGAGCTCAACGACCTTGTCGACCTTCCCGCCGAACTTCGTCCGGGTCGACCGATTGCCGGCGAATGTGCGGACGTTCGCGGACAGCGACTGCTCGTTGTGGAGCAAGACGAAATCGTCCACGCTCCACTGCGCATGGTACATGCCGAGCAGGATTTTCGCGGTTTCCGCGTGCTCCCTCATCTCCTCGATCTGGTCCGGTGACAGGTATTCTCCCGGATCGATCGAGTCGGTCGCTCCCTGCGAACTGGCCGTTTCCTTCGTGAACGCCCGGTCGACGGCCACCAGCGCATCGGCCAGCCTGTCACGCAACTCGACCTGCGTGCCTGCCGGGCACGGCTGCCCGTAGTACGCATCGAGCCCCTCGTGGAAGAACGACCCGAGATCGAGCGCGCGAACGCGCTTCCGCGACCGCATCCCGAGCCCGTACTGAAGCAGCCACCGATGCGGACACGTCGCCGTCGACCGCTCGCTGTTCGTGATCGTGTGCATTTTCCCCTCTTTTTCGTCCGTCAGTTGATCCGCCTCCGATCACTCCTCGACCGGTCGCGCCGTCTCCGTGTTCCGCCAGTCGTCGAGCACGACGGCGACGAACCGATCCCACTCGACCGGCTTGGCGTTCCGCTCCAGCCCGAAGGCCGTCCGGTGACGGCGCAACGAGTCGAGGAACGTCGGCGGCGGCAACGGCTGCCGCGTCACGTCCGACGGGTCAGACGACAACAGCGCCTGCACCGGGCAGAACAGCAACAGCCCGATCTTGGCGATCGTCTGGACCTTCCGGTTCGCCGGACGAGTGACCGCCCGGTGGATGTGCTGCCGGGTGATCCCGGAAGCCTCTTCGAGCTGCGTCATCGTCAGGCCCAGCTGCGTCAGCCGGATCCTCATGTTCGAGGTCACGTGTCCCATCTTGTCGTTCATTCCTAACCCTCCGTCTGTGATGCGCGAATCGCGCGTGTTGCGAACGTTGCGCATATTGCGTCTTCCGTCAACTCGCGGCCGACGCGGCTGCCGCAAGTTCGACGACCCCGGCATCCTGGATCGAGTCCGCGCGGACCATGTTGGAGCCGGCGATCTCCCTCAGCACTGGGGAGACCTCGCGCTCACTCCCGATCACGAGATAGTGCAGTGCTCGGGCACTGAAGACCTCGCGAGCTCGTGCCGCGTCGATCTCGCCGCAGCCGTCGGAGATCAGCAGCACGTCGGTCCCGTGCGGCAGGTCTTCGCAGTCGCGTACGAGCGGGCGGAAGTCCGTCCCCCCCGACGGCACGATGCGAAGGATGTCCTCGATGAGGCGCATGCGAGAAGGCCCCTCCGCTGCCGCAAGGCCGATTTCGCGGACGGACGTGGTGAACACCACAACCGAGGCCTCGCGGCCGCTCTCAACGGCGTGCAGGGCCGCAGCAACGGCGAACGCCTTGGCTTCGGTCTGCCACGACTGCATCGACCCGGACATGTCGAGGGCGATCCGCATCGGACCACGGCCCTTCGAGCCGATGTCGACGGTCTGCCACCCGAGCGCCTGCCCGGAAATGATCCGGGCCGCCTGCAGCGACCGCGTTGCCGGCAGCGCGAGCATCGCGATCTCTGCCGGCAGAAGGCGCGAGAACTGCCGCGTCGTCGAGATGTCGTACGGCATCACCGTGCCGCGAACTCGCTCCCGGACCCGGGAGTCCTTCATCGCGTCGAGGAATCGGCCGATGTGCCGCATGAAGTCGGAAAGCTGCTTGGACGATGCCAAGCGGTCCGCGAACTTCATCGCATCTACGTCCGGGTCACGGAGCGCTCCGTCTGCCTCGGACAGGTCGTAGCCGATGCGGATTGACGCCTCGATCTGCTTGGCCCGCTCCGCAGCGTCGCGGAGGTCCTGCGCGATCCGACCGCGCAGCATCGGGCCGGCCATGTCGTCGGACTCAAGCCCGTCGGCGAGTTCTTCGAGCGCCCCAGCCTCGGACTTTCCGCAGCTCACCGCGAAGCCCATGGAGCGCAATTCCGACGCTAGGGCGTCGATCCTCGCTGACGCGCTAGAGCAACTCCCGAAGTCCTTTGACGTCTCGAACGGCACGACCATCCCCGGGAACGAATGGGTCACGCATACTCGGCTCCCGCAGCGCTTCACCTCGTACTTCTCGCCATCTCGCGTGGCGAGGGACGTACGGTCCTCGGCCTTCGGCCAGTCGAGATCCGCAAGATGGTCGACAACCGCTTGCGCAGCGATCGCGGACCCGATCACGTTGTCCCTCGACGCGGCTTGAAGCTGCCGCCACTCGGGGAGCCGCTCAAGCTCCTTCGCCGTCCAATCGAGGATGCGGCGGATCGGCGTGCCGTCCGTCTCGGCGTCGACCTCGGTTCCAGGCGCGTATAGCGCCGTGAACACGTCGCGGGTCATCAGCGCCCCGTGCTCACCGGCTGCATCGCCCATCGCAGTCTCGGCCTCGCCGAGAACTCCGAAGGACGCACGGGCTCGCTCGTACCGAGCCTTCACCAGCCCATCGAGGGCGAGACGAACGTTCCGGTTCTCCAGTCTGGCCAGCTCGGCCTTTGCGTTCTCGTTCATCGTCCGCCCCCTGTCAGCGCCTCAAGCGCGGCAGCGTTCTTCGTCTGGTTCAGCGTGTAGCGCGATTGATCGCGCTTGTCAACTCGTTCTGCGTTTTATCGCGGATTCCATCCGATCGCGGGTCCCGGCGTCCGAACAGCCGCCCGACATCATCGTCGGAGGTTTCGGATCAGGATCGGTCCTCGCCGGGCCGACCCGGAACCGTGCTTCTCGCGCGTGTTTTTTTCTCTTCTCTGATCAAGATCTAGATCTAGATCTAGAAAACACATATGGCCAAAAGCACGTTTCGGGGTCGGGTCGTTCGGGACTGGTCCGCGTTCGAAATCGCAGACCAAGCGGTCGTCAGATCTGCTTCAAGCGGCGCATGATCGAGTCGATCACCTCGCCGCGCTTGGCGTCCACGAATCCCTGGACCCGCTTGATCTCGTCATCGTCATCCTTGGCGGCGAGCTGCTGGAGCTCTCCCGACTGGCGCTTCAGCCACGCAGCGAGCGGCTCGTTCGCCGACGCCGCAGCGAGCTGGGATACCGGTGTCGGCGAGATGTACAGGTCACCCGAGGACGAGACCGCGAGCCTGCGGTCGGCAAACGCAGTCATGAGCTCTGCGGCCTTCACCTCGATCGCCAGCGCTTCGGCGACCTCGCGGCTTCCCGCCGAGGTGACGATCTCGCGGATGATCTGCCGCTGGTCCGGGGTCGTCCAGAGCGCGTGCTCAAGCCATCGCAGGTCGGACTTGCGGACGGTCATGCGGCCGTCCAGCAGGGCGTGAGCGCGCAGCATGCGGACCGCCTTGCGCCACGTCCGAGTCGAGACGTGGACCTTCTCTGTCGCGATCTTCTGCGCGACTGAGCGGATCGAGTCCTGCATCGGGGCACCGAGGGCCACGCTGCAGACGAGCCGCTGAAGGTCGCGGATCTCGTCCGTTGTCACGCGGACTGCCGAGGCGGCGTCAGAAGCCGCCCCGAACACGACGTCATCCCAATTGCCCGAACCCGGTGCAAGCGGCTGGACGTCGAGCTTGTGGAAAAACCTGTCGAAAAAGGCCAGCAACGAATCCTCGAACGGCCCGAGGTCGGCGGTCTTTCCGCCCTTCTGGCCGCGCAACTCGGCCGGAAGCTCGTTCGACGCCAGAGCGCCGAAGAGCGCCGGAATCTTCTGTCCCTGGAACTCTCGCTCGCTCAGGACTCGCAGGAGAGCCTGCAGGGTGGGGTTGTTCGACTTGAACCCCTCGTCCAGCAGGAATGTCGTCGCAGTCGGGAGGAACCCGTCCGTGTTGCGGCGGTAGGTCCCATTCTGGAGCGCGACCACGTCGACGCCCCCGAGGACGTCGTCCGGCGTCGAACTCTTCGCGAGCCCGACCGAGAAGTGCCGCCCGTCGGAGATGTAGCCCGCGAGGGCTTCAACGATCGCGGTCTTGGCCTCGCCACGGAGGCCAAGGAGGAGCATCAACTCGCCTGCGAGCATCGAGGCCAGCATGGCCCCGATGACGTCCTCGCGGAGACGAAATCTCCTGTTGAGGTCGGCGCGGATTGCCTGGATCCGCTTGATGATTTCTGCCTGCGTCGCGTTCATCTGACTTCCTCGGATGGTGGTGGTGCGGCTTCGGTCAGTGACCGTTGGCCCAGCGTGTAGTGCGATATGATGCGCCTGTCAACAGTAATGAGACAGCAAGATCGGCCCGGCGTTGAAATTGCGAACGGCGACCCGTTGCCGGATCGCCGCCGCATGAACTCGAACGAGAATCAGTCCCTAAGCGCGCGGATCGCGTCGATGCACCCGCGCTGAGTCGATGCCGCCCCGGTCCGCATCGTCTCCCCGTCCGGTCCCTCGACGCTGAACGTGTAGCCGAGCGCCGGGTCCGACTCGACGTGCAGCCGGAGATCGCCGAAGACCGCCACCGCCTGACCACGGTCGGTAGCCGACTGGACTGCGTCCCGGATCTGCCGCTTCGTCGACCTCGCGAAGACCGCAAGCGACGGCTTCGAGGGGTCGACCGGTGCGGCCTTCGCGGCTTCCCGCGCGAGCAATACCTCGGCGCGCTCGGCCTCGAACCGCGCCGTCTGCTCGGCGATCACCGCCCGAATCGAATCGATGCGCTGCTGGAGCGAGTCCGTCGCAAGCCCGAGGATCTCGCGGTACAGGTCCGCGCGCTGGGCGACGTCGACGAGCTCCGCGATCCGGGAGTCGTGCTGTCCTGCCCGCGTCTGCGTGAGGCCGTCGATCGCCTTTTCGATCTCACCGACACGGGTCATCAACCCGTCTTCGACGACAGCGGCGGCCGTCTCCAACGTGGACGCGTCCTTCGGCATCGTAAGCAGCATGAACCGGTTGCCCGGGTCCAGTGCCTCGATCGCCCGCATGACGCGCTCTGCGTGCTGCATGGGGCCGTTCTCGCCGACGCGCGGCGCGAACCAGAACCCACCGCGCGACGACAGCGGATAGCATCCGCCCGCGAGGAACTGGTCGCGGACGATCTCGCGGATGCGGACCACGTCGTAGTGCGGCGCAGTCGCGTAGATCTCGACCTCGCTGAGCACGCTCTCCGCGAACGCGCCGAAGAACTCGAGGTCCTCGCGGTCGCAGCCGGGTTGTGCGGCGAGGCATCGATCCTGGTACTCCTCGTCGGTCTCGCGGCGGCTCTTGCGGTCGGCCGCGAACCTCCAGTGGTACGAGTCCACCGACGAATCGTACGTCAGCGTCCCGACCTGCACGATGCGGGCGACCTCGGTCGCCGAGGCGGTCGTGTTGATCGAATACGCGAAGGACGTCAGGCGCTTGTCTTGCCCCTGATGCCTTACCACCGTTGACACGTACTCCCGCTTGTGACCGCAAAGCGTCTTACGATGAAGTCTCTGGTGCGTGTACATGCAGAGCTCCCGGAACCGGGCCATGCCGGACGTTGCGGGCGGGAGTTCCCGGGGGTCGAGCCCCTCATCGAGGAACCGATCCGCGATCACATCGACGGGGACCGGGTTCTTCGCGAGAACCCAGTTGATCGTCGCACCGATCGTGTCCTCCGGCGCGAGCTTGATGGTCGCGATCTCAGCGATTCGTTCGTTGTGCGTCTTCATGATGGACTTCCCGTTGTTGTCAGACGTCACCATTGACGCCTTATCTGGATCGACCTGTAGTCTCCTCTGATTCGCGCGTCAATAGCTACGTTTCGGAAAGTGCGGGCTGACATCTGGATCAAAAAAGCAACGCCGTGTTGATTTCACGCTAGAACTAGTTGACAAGGGAATCAGGCGAGACTACATTCCGATCATCGCCAAGGGATGGCGACGACCGACGAATCGGAGACACCAGATGCTCACCATCCAGACCAGCGCCAACCGCCACTACGTCGCCGGCAACACCTACCCGGTCCGCGAGCACCTCCGTGCCGCGGGCCTGAAGTGGGACCCCACCGCCAAGGCGTGGTGGACCTCGGACCGGGACGTCGCGAGGTCCACCGTCGCCGCGCTGCAGTCGACTGCAGCGCCAACCGCCAAGGCGGACGCCTCGACGGTCAAGAAGGCCGCGCCGCGCAAACGGTGCTGGGAGTGCGGATGCTGGTTCACTCAGCGCGATGCGCGCATCGCTGACGGGGAGTGGGGAGACAGTTACTGCGGCTGCTGAGCCGCGCGTCCGATCTCTTTGCGAAAAAGAGTTGACACGAGAATCAGGCGAGACTACAAGTCAACCCATCAAGAGGCAATCAAGCCTCGGCAACACGAAGGACGAAGACATGGCTATCACCCTGCACCGCACCGACCTCGGCGTCCCGACCGTCGACATCAGCGCCGCCGAGTTCGAGCGGTGCACCGACATCATCGAGCGCGAGCTGGACGCCGCCTGCCTCGACGCCGCGGTCGAGTTCTACCAGGCGCGCCGCGGACGCTCGGGCGAGACGTGGTGGGGCGAGGGCTTCGCGGGAGTCGACGACGGCGTCAGGGCGGATGTCGGCTGGCTGGTCCTTCAGGACAAGAAGGCCGCCGCTGGCGAGATCCTCGACGCCGCCACGCAGGCGCTCGACGAGGACATCGCTGACGACGACCTCCGCGAGATCGCCGAGGCGGCGTTCGGGCTCGCGCAGCGGGTCGATGGCACGTGGTACAGCGATCGCTTCAATGCGCTCCCGGTGGATGCCGTTATCCTTGCCGGGCGCATGCTCCGGCGCGGGGATGAGGAGGAGGCGCGCGGGATCCTCATCGACAACGACGAGACCGACGACGAGATGGACGACGACGAGGCGATCGGCTACGCGGTCGACGCGCTCGGCGCGCAGTACGACGAGGATACGGATACGTGGTATCTCCTCCGTGACGGCACGCTCGTGTTCGCGGGCATCAGCGCGGCGACCATGGCCGAGGCGGGGCGCGGAATTCGCCGGGACGACAACCCCGGCGACTGGGAGAGTACGCTACGGGAGCGGACGGACTTCGACTCGGTGGTCGACTGAGGCCGAAACCCCCGCGCTGGGGTCTGCGCGTGACGCGCGCACTGACGAGGCCGCTCCGCAAGACGGGGCACAGAAGACGAGAGGGTGTCATGGGTCAGGCGTTCGCGGGGCGCGCCCCCGCATCGTTGGTCGAGAAGCTGGCCATCCACGACTTCTGGGGCGAGGCCCCAATCGAGTGGTGCGTCCTCGCGTGGGCCCCATTCGCGGGCCGCCTGGAGAATGCGCTAGTGGATGTGAGGTTCCGGAAGGAGATCGGGAGCGTCACCCCGGAGGAGCGCGCAGCCATGCTGGGCTGGAAGCTCGCGGTCGCCCACGGGCACTGCGATGCCTCGTATTGCCCCGGACCGTGGGCCGCCGTTTGGGTACACCGACACGGGTTCCCGCTGGAGTGGGACGACGGGTCGCCTCCTGGCATCCCGATCAGGTCGATCCGATCCCACATCACCATGACCGGCCGGCTCCGATGGGAGGCGCAGGAAGACGGCAGCCTTCGCATCGAGGTCTGGCGCGGTCCGCAGGGCGACGCGGGACCACTCCTCGTGCTCTCCGCCGTCGTGCGGACGGAGGAGCCAACGTACGCGGACGCCCCAGTCTGGGGGGATGGCATCGACCCGTCGTCCATCAGCATCAAGGCGCACGCCCCATACGGGAGGCGTCATCTCGAGACGATCGTTTCCGCCATCAGCGTGGCGGTCGCGAGGTCCGAAGACGATGTCCGTGACCTAGAGGTGCTGGACATGACCGCTCCGGACTTCGCCTGCGTGCGCATCGCGGACGCCAACCCCGAGCCGGACCCGTGGGATCCGGTCTTTCGTCCCGAGCCGCTGCTGGCTGGCACACGGGTGCGGTTCAACTTCGGCGACTACGGGATCGCTACCGGGGAGGCGACCGGAGACGCCCCCGAATGGGGGCAGTGCGAGCAGAGTTGGGGCCAATGGGTGAAGGCGGATCACGACGGAAACCGGTGGTTCGTGCCGGTCGACGACATCACGTCGGTCGAGGCGAGCGCGAGGCGTCCGCATGGCGCTCCGTGAGCTGGCACTATTCGCGGGCGCTGGCGGTGGCATCCTCGGCGGGATGCTCCTCGGGGTCCGGTGCGTCTGCGCCGTCGAGGTCGACGAGCACGCACGCCGAATGCTCCTCGCCCGCCAGGGCGACGGAGTGCTCGAGTTGTTCCCCGTGTGGGATGACGTCAGGACCTTCGACGGCGCGCCCTGGCGAGGACGCGTCGACATCGTCACCGGGGGATTCCCGTGCCAGGATGTCAGCGTCGCCGGACGAGGCGCGGGACTCGACGGCGCGCGCTCCGGGCTCTGGGCCGAGATGGCGCGCATCATTGGCGAGGTACGACCACGCCTCGCGCTCATGGAGAACTCCCCAGCTCTCACTTCTCGCGGGCTCGGACGAGTTCTCGGGGACCTGGCCGCGATGGGGTATGATGCGGCGTGGGGAGTGTACGGAGCTCGGGACGCCATCATGGCTGACGCGGCACCGTGCATCGTACACAGACGCGATCGAATCTGGATCCTCGCAGCTCCCCCCGACGCCGACCGCGCGCGGGAAATACAATCCGAAGGC